TTTATAAGGTAGATGGTAATCAGTTTAAAGACTTAATTGATATTATGAGAGCATCTAGTGGATTATTATTAAGTCCTTCTGATACCCCTCTTGTTTTAAAGAAGGCTTATGATAAGATTCCTAAAGAGTATAGACCCTCTTCAAACGCTACTGCAAGACATATGAGAGCCTACACTGAAGGCAGTAAAGGAGATAATGGCGCTGCTACTAGCGGTATGTTTGTTAAAATGACTGCTAAAAGAAATGCTGTGGTTGACAATATGCTTAATTTTGAAAATGAAATATTACATTTAAGATAAACTAAAAAACCCCGAGGTACAATCATGTACTTCGGGGTTATTTTTATTATATCTTTTTATACAAACTTCGAGCAAGCTTTCTTGCATCATTGTATGCTTTATCTGCAGCAGCAATAGATACGCCTTTACCTTTGCCTCCTGCCATTCCATTAATAATGTTTCTTTGTCTCTGAGCTTTAGCTGCTTCAATATTAATTTCAGGAGTGTAAGCAAGGCCAGGAGTTAGATCTAATGCTTCTACAACATCCATATCATCTACATTCATTTCAGACTCTACTGGAATCATACCTTGCCTTGCCATCTCAGCACCAACATTATAAGATTTCTTTTCTGCCATTTTAATATTCCTCTTTGTTTAAGATACCGTTATGAGCCAGAAACAAATCATATTGCATAGCGCCATCAGCAGGATCTTCTTGTTTAGAGATAAAGTACTCTCTCATATTATCTTTATTGTAAGCGTACACAGATGGGTCGATGCCCTCTATCTCACAATATCTTTCGTCAGTCATAAGAGGCTTTTTCTTTCTAGTAAGAAGGTACCTGTCTCGTAACGCAAACCAATTGTAGTGGGTTTTATCTTTCATGTTTCACCTATGAAAAGAAGTTACGTGAGCCAAGGACTTTATCTATATCTAGATCACCAAGCTTAGGTACTTCTATATCGCAGTCGTTATTTGTTATATATCTTTTGACTGCTTCCAAGGGATTATCGTCGTTGTACATATCAACGAATTTTTCTTGTGTTAATTGTTTTAATTTACTAACATCAGAGGCATGACAACTAAAGCTATCATGTACTGCACCGAAGTTAGTGCCGAAATCATCTATCACTAATGCCATGTGAGTAGCATCTTGTGAGTGAATGTAGTTAGGAGAGATACCTGCACTGGCTTCTCTTCTGTTGGTTGTCTCTAAGTATATCTTAGCTACATGGTTAATGCGTCCGGGTTGTTTGGATGCACCACCTATTACTCCTCGTAGTGTAGACTTACATGTGTCTTGACGAGTAGCATTTACTTTATAGATAACAGGAAAGCCTGATTTAGTCATCCACCTAATATCTTCTCCAGCATGACCTTTAACTAATACTAGTTTACAATCAGATATCTTAGAGTTAATCTCATTTAACTCCATAGTATTTTCTGGGGTAGGGTTTGCTTTCTGTTCTTTATTAGCTGTCCTTGCTAACTTTTTATACTTGTTAATAGTAGAATGAGATACTTTATTACCTTTAGAATCTTGATACTCGAAAGTACCTAACTCCCACTGAGCTAAGTCCTGTAAAAATCTCATTGTAGTCTGAGAGCCGGGACATACTGCTTCTATTGCTTTAAGAATATGAACAGCAAGTTCGTCACAGTCAATCTGAGTAATGTTATATAGTTCGTCAGCCCCTGCTTGAACACAATCAGAGTACATAGACTCAGCAATTGTTTGTGCACCAGCAGAATAAGCACGGGTCATTGTAGCACGCTTAGATATTAGCTTACGTATCTCTGCATAAGACATTGCTCTGTCTTTAAAGAACTCTGGGGCTAACTCTACAATCTTTTGTGCTACCTTAACATACAAGTCATGAGGCACTTCGGTATCTTCTAATGCAACCAGATTACCTGTTTTACTATCGCGGGATAGCGCAGCGGAATGTTGATACCCATTACAGGTACCGTCAATGGCTACAGGTATACTTGAAGTAGCTTGTAGTCCTTGATCTTCCATGTCAGCAATACTACACCACTCGATACAACAAGCAAGGAACACAACTGTTTTCTCACAGTCATGTAACAGTCCTTTATCAGAAGTCTCTTCAATAAGATTCCAGTTGTTATTAAACCAGTTAATCCTATCTTCAAGAGAAAACTTATCTACACTAATAGTATCGATACCTTCTTCCTTGAGCATAGCAGAGTAGTCTTCTTCTACCCAATCAGGTATATTATCTACTCCATACTTTTCATTATACGAGTTAGCTGTATGAATAGCAAGTGCTCTTTTACCTTCGTCATCTATTGGTTTAGATTCGCTGAAGGACATTAGTCCCCGAGCAATATCATTACCTTGATAGTTCATGTAGGGTTCTTTATAGTATACTCTACCCCGATAATCAAGGTCAACCAGTGAATAAAACTTATCCCATTCATTTAGCTGTTTAGCCTTGCCTATTGTAGTTTTAATCTCAGCACGTTTGGCTCTTACCTGCAGTGGACGCAAAGTCTTTTCCCACTCTTTAGCAATGATATTATAAGCAGATTTATTATGAGCAGAAGGATTTTTCTGGTACTTCTCATAAGCAGCTTTAAGTAAACTCTTAGGAATAGCCTTGTCATACATAGGAATATCTGTTGGCATGATGTCATCAAGGTTATCTATAAGTACAGATAAGACTTTAGAATTGATTTGCCATGCCGTCTGTTGTAAGTTATTTACTGCACGTACAAAGGGAGAGTCAATAAAAATATTATTGAATGCATCTCGCTGAGTCTGGGGTGCAGCGATACCCCATCGTTTAATTAAAGGGTAGTTCTTAGGTTGCATAATGTTACTAATATCCTCTGGTTTTTCATCCATAGTATATACTAGTAACCCTTTGCTTTCTATTAGCTTGAACTCACCTATTTCTTCCCATCTGTTTGTTGGTTCAATCATATAAGGAGCTTGGGCATTATAAGCACCAAACCCTTCTGCTCTTTTAACTATGATAAAACCCGATTGTACATAAGCTTCCAGAACAAGATCACCTGTTCTTATCGCTTGTTGGAAGCTACACTTGAGTCCAAAGTATTTAGTGAATACATGTTCACCAATACCTACACTAACCTGCGTTGTCTTAGCTAGACCTACAGGTTGTTCAGGATACTCCCGAGTGAAGTTAGAAGACATCTTATCGAAAGCCACCTGTACAATACTTGGTATGTTATCTTTATACTTAGATATAGTCCTAAGTATCTGCGCTCCTTTATTTGCTTTAGGGTTATTCATATTAACCTTAGAGACTTTTTCTACCAGATAATCCACCACTTCACTTAGAGGGTCTTTCATGTTATCTTCCATTAGTTATTCCCTTTTAATAATGGACTTCAATTATATACCGAGGTTACCCAGCATGTCATCGTATAATCCGTCATGTAGTCTACCTGTATCGTAATCGTACTTACAAGATCCTGCTGGACCTGTCTTACCAGTGTAACGAGACTTTAATACTGATAATCTAATTGTATTACGATCTTTTTCTTTTTCAGCAGTAATATTACGTGCGAAAGCTAGGATGTCGTGTGATATTTGTTTGATTGAGCCTGAGCCTCTGATATCGTCGACTGTTGGCAGCCTTCCTTCTTCAAATGACTGTCCTGTAGTAGACATTTTTCGTAGATGAGACACCAGACCGATCCACACGTTATGTTGTTTTGAGATACGCAGCAAATCATTCATCACCTTGTCAATAGCTTCGTTGCCAGTTAATCCATCAGATCCTTCAGACACAAGGATAGTAATGTGATCTATAAACAGATACTTACAACCAGACAAAGCCATGTATTCTAATTGAGATATAATACCATTAGACATAGAACCACAATGATCTAAGACTAGTACTCTATCTTTAAATGTATCGAAGCCTACTCGCAGATCATCTAGTTCTATTTTCTCTGCAGCAGGATTACGCTTGATTACCATTCCAGCTAGCTTACGAGTAGTTTCAGCAGGGCTTTCCTCAAGAGCAATAATGCCAATCTTTTCTTCTGTTTTATCTATGATATCAAGAACAATTTCACGTAACATAGTAGACTTACCTGCACCTGTACCTGATACCCATAAAGATATTTCACCAAGCCTCATACCTTTAATCTTTTCATTAAGACCAGAGAAACAATCAGGATAAGGTAGAGATTCGACATCATTATATTCTACTAGTTTGGTCCATAGATCTTCACCAGTAACAATGCCTTGAGGGCTATATTGTTGTGCATCCCATACACCTCGCAACACCCCCATGTGACCTGATTCCATTAAAGCCTGTGATGCGTCTTTATATTTAGTGCGAGCTACTTTAACCTTATCAAAGCCAATAGCATTAGCGAGCTTATCTACTGCGATATCACCTGCTTCATCTGTATCTATAAACAAGATTACTTCATCAAATGACCTTAAGTAGTCTCTGTTTTCTATTACTGCTTTAATATTAGAAGCAGAAGGAATAGAGACTACTGGATAGACAATACCGGAACCATAGTTAGAGTAAGCTTCTGCTAAAGCAAGAGTATCTTCTTCACCCTCAGTAATCACAATGCGTTTACCTGTACCGGGAAATACATTTTGACCGAACAAAGTTAAAGGTAGTTTACCTTCCACTCTAAAGTCTTTAGGAAACAAACGTTTCTTGTGACCAACTACCTTGCTGTTTTCAAAGTAAGGATAGTACACAGCAGAAGTGCCTCCCGAAGAAGATACCTCTCTCTTAACACCAAACATCTCACATATCTTAGAAGATATTTTTCTTTCTTCAGAAGTACCGTAAGGAAATGTTTCAAAAGGAACCACGTTACTTACAATCTCTTTATCTTTAAATGCACGTTTATTACCCTCACAGTTAGGTGTGAAGCACCAAGTAGAACCATCATCATACTCGCAACGGTTATTACTTGATCCACAAGAATCACAGGAAGTCTTTCTAAGTATCTTGCCCATATCGCTATACTCCTAGCTTTTTAAACATTATATATTGGTCGAAGGCATCGTCAATAGACAGTTCAGAGATCAACCATGGTGTCTCTAATATCAGATGCTCCTTTAGGTTGTGTACTGCTTTTTTCTTCGTCTCCCCAGTAGTTGTTATGAAGACCCAACTCCTTTGTAGAGTTGCTTGATATATCTTTGGATTGCTCCAATCCGGTTCTACTACTATTCCGTACTTTAGGAATAAATCTATTTCCTGTTCGGATGTTATATCGGTCATCTGAATTCCTCTTCAGGTAAATAAGATCCATATTAAGCTGCAAGTCATCCTCCCAGCCTCTACCAAAATTCTTTTGCCAGAAAGATTTTACTACAGATAAGTGTTCAGATGCAGTAATGTTTTTCATAAGCTTACCTGCTTTTACTTTACCGATACCTTTTAATCCCGGTATATTATCTACAGAATCTCCCATTAATACTTGAGTGTGCAGCAGTAAAGAAGCTTCATCTTCAGTTATGTTGATGTACTCTTTCTTGCGAGTATTAAAATGTAATCCAGGTACTTGAAGTAAATCTTTATCAATACTAACTATTACACCAGGTTTTTCTGTATTCCATATGGCAAGTAAGTCGTCTGCTTCCATGCCTTCCGATGGAATAGCTCCCCAACTCTCTTCAAGATATTTATAGGTATACTCAAAGAATTCTTTTTCTTGCTCGGTTAACTCCTTCTTACGGTTATTCTTATAGGGAGCATAGAGTTTCTTACGGAAGTTATTGTTACCTTTGATAGCAATTTTACCTGTACTGCCTTCAAGATCAGCCATGATTCCTGCTATTGTTTGATCTATCTTTTTCTTAATATCTTTAGTGCTCTTAGAACCCCATATAGATTGATATACTAAGATATCACCGTCGATGTAAATATTAATGCCCATCTTTATCGATCCTTTCTATTTCTATTTCACCCAAGTGTATTCCAATTATTATGTTTAGTATTTCCTCCACTTTGCTTTGCAGTCGCCATATCTGGTATGCTTGTACCATAATAATAATAATAAGTATGTATAATACTTCTACTAATTCCATTAACTAAAGTACTCCTGTAACTCACGATAACCTCCGATATGATTGCCATCGATTACTATTTGAGGAACAGTAGTACCTAGAGTATCTCTTACTCTTTGTTTCATGTTAGGTTTTGTGCTGATATCGACTTCGTATATAACATAATTTAACTTAGAATGCAATAAGTTTTTAGACTTCTCACAAAATTCACAGTTAGGTATTGTGTATATAGTAACTACATGCACAGGTTTACTAGTAGATAGAACCATTAAGTAACTCCTTTTTATCTTCATAAGGAGCTACCACCTTACGATAGAATTCTTGTTGAGCACTAGATAAAGCGCCCATTACATCATTAAGAGTCTGAGAATCGTATTTATCTCTGTCTGAGATATAGTCTGATATCATTCCTGCAATCAAGTACTGAAGTTCACCTGCATTTAAAGGGTCACGATCATACAACTCTTCTCTTTGTTTTCTATTAATATACGGCATTAGTGTACCTCCAAATAGTCTTTACCAACTTTACAGTCACCTGCTTCCATAATAGTAACACCCAGTTCTTTAGGTGCATCAACAAACCACTTACGGATTATGGTTTCTGCTTTGTTAGTGTCTTTAGGTGAGACCTCCCATGTGCATTCATCATGGTAGAACAACAATTGTTTAGCTTCAATTCCTTCTTTCTCAAAGGCTTCGTTGATTCGTACAATAGTTCTTTTCATTAAGATAGCTTCTGTACCTTGTATTAAATAGTTAAATGCCTTATAAGCTTCATCAGTATAAATACGTCTACCGTCGAGGCCGCGTAAGTAACCTCTTTGTTGTGCTACATTCTTTACTTGTTCAGTTAAGCTAGCAAGGGCAGGCCAACGTCTTAAGAAAGCATCTTTAGCTTTATTACCTGCTTGCGCAGATATCCCTAGGATAGTGCCTAGTTTATTACCTCCAGCACCAAATAGAAAGGCAAAGAAGAAAGGCTTAGCCTCGTTTCGAGTACAGTTAATTGCATCAGCATTTTTCTGGTGTATATCTCCTTTAAGTATTTCATCTGACATCTCCTGATCTCTACCAAAGTGTGCTACAACTCTAGCTTGATAGCCAGCACCATCCGCAGATATTAATACTTTATCTTTAGGACAGATGAACATTGAACGAATTTCAGAACCATAAGCTGCCTTTGGTGAAGGAATGTTAGCAATAATCTTATGTGTTTGTCGGCCTGTAGCAGCACCGATATCAATCACATCACCGTATAACCTTCCATCATGTATATATTCTTTCCAACCATTAAGTACACTGTGTCTAGCACGCAGAGTAAAGTAACGATCAATGTCAATACCAGTATTACCTAGTTTAACTAGACTATCTGTTGTTAACTTAGGACTGACTTTAACAAACTCGTTGTTTATCTTCTTCCAGTTCCACTGAGTAGGTTCCCAACCCATAGTGTATAAGAACTCTTTCAAGTGTTCTTGATTACCTAGCCGGGCCTCAACTGTTTCTTTGCGTTGAAATTCTTCTCCAGGTTTTATTGGGGGATTATTAGAAAGAGAATCAGACACATCAACATAGCGCCCAAGATAGTCGCCGATAAGCCTTGCAGATACGGCGGTGTACTCTCCGTTCTTCTTGTATTTAGCTGTCTTTGGTTCTTTATCAATGGTGATTGTAAGGGTACCAAGCTTGGGTTCGACTCTTTCTTCAATGTCATCCATTTCCTCTTTGATTTTAGTTACAGTAGTATCAAGTAGTTTTTCGTTTATTTGCCAACCATTCTTAATCTGTTCACTAGACCAGTAAGCCATCTGATGTTCGATATTAATAGCATCATCATAACTAGGGTTAGTTTGCAAGATGTTATTATACTCACGCATTAACATATAGTATACAGCAATGTTTGCATCAACATCAGCAACACAATACTCTACCATTTCAGCAGAGTAATTATCGAAGCCACCACTATAGTCTAGCTTTTGTTCTTCTCCTGCTTGTACGGCAAGCGCTTTAAGACTGTGACGCCTACCTGTTTTTCTTCGGTGAAAGTCATTTAATCTTGAGTAAATTACTGTATCAATAATCTTATTACGATCGATAGCGTAACCCGTTACCTTCTCGAATACCACACGGTCATAACGCATACCATTGTGTGCTATAATTCCGGTGGCCTCTTCAAATAACTTAAATGATTCAGATACATTAGGATACTGATCATCATGATCACTGAATATATGTAACTCTTTAGTATCTAAGTTACGCATTACAGAAACCCATATTGTGTTCGCTACATCTTGGAAGCCGTTCGCTTCGATGTCCCACGCATATATTGTCATATCGTTTCCTTTGATTATATTGTTGGCGTCCTCTGCAGGATTCGAACCTGCGACCTAGTGCTTAGAAGGCACTTGCTCTATCCAGCTGAGCTAAGAAGACTTTATGTTATTCTTTCGGTGTTGATAGATCAAGGTAATCTATTACTTCCGCAGACAATTCTACTGCTTCGGTTACTACTGGAACAACAACTTCTTGTGTTACTCCAACCAGTAAATTAAATGTTAACATAAAAATAAATATTGATTCCAGCATTTCATTTTACTCCTTGATGACGACGATTGTTTTTAATAAAAGATATCATAGCTTGCGATACATTAAATAGATTTCCAATATAGTGTTGGCGTAATATTGTTTCACGGGATAACTTACGTATTACTTTTACATCTTTATTTGTTAGTTTCATTTTGTTTTTCCTTATTTCTATTTTCTTTTTGTAATGGTACAATCCAATTCTCTACAGAATCATGTGGATCGTCCAAACTCTTTCGGGATGTATTTAATTCCTGCGATGTTTCCGTTATAAAACTTAGGCTTGTCATTTGAATCTCTCATAGTCAACACATCTAGTTTGTGTTGTATGTTAGCTTCTCCATAGGATAAGCCACCTCTAGTCTCATATATTCTTACTATAGTAAAAGAAAATTTTTCTTTACCATATTTAAATATGTCGGCATTAAGATCAGCAGAAGAGCCAGTGTAATTCTTCCAATTAGTCTCCGTGCCGTATCTATAGTTAGGTGTTTTTACTCCTTTTCTAGTATAGTTTTTCTTTCCACCATGCAGAAAGTTTTTCTTACCGACATAATAGCGATCGTTCTCGACATTATGTATTAGATAAACAAAGCCATGCAAGCCTTTGAGTATTAAGGGTTCATTAGTTTTCCAATGACCTTGACCATCATGTAGCTTGTATGACTTTATTGTATCTAGAAGAGTACTAAACTCCATCGTAGTAATCTACTACTGCTTCCAAAGCTTCTTGTAAATCATAGTGTACCTCCGTCGCGTAAGTATAAATGAAAGGATGTTTAAACTGACCAGGATCTACCAGTACAATAATAACCTTACCTAAATCTTTTGCCTTAGCTATCTCCATAACAGTACCCCATTTCTTTCCGGGCATACTGTCACGTAGATCTGCAAGCACTACTCTAGACTTCTGAATGTCTATCATATCTTGTGCTTCTATTCGCTTGAGCTTGTTATAAGTAGAGATATCCTCCTCTTCTTGTGGTTGAAGATGTAGTGCCATTCGTCTGGTGGGATGTAAACATTTAATATCGAAGTCTTCTAACATTGTCTCAGCGTATTTACGCCAATCTATCATATCTTCTTTACTAACATGTTCCATAGCACCCGCCGTATAAACATAATCAGTCATTTTATTTACCTTTCTTTCGGTTACCTTGATTAAATCGGTTAGCCCAAAGTAATTGAGCTAACTGACTTACATAGTAAGGACTGTTATACTCAGGAAGGATCCACGCAGGACCATTCCGAGTATCTATTTTTATTAGTTTGCTGACCATTAGAAGTCCTCGCCAGCACCTTCATACTTAACGTAGTCAGTGATTTGTAGTGCTACGAGCATAGCGGAGGTACCTTCACGGCCCCCCATATTATAGTCATAAGAGAATAGTTTAATATGACCTTTGGAACCATTACCCATTGCTTTTACTACAGCATCAGACATCTTCTCCTTAAGGTGATCGACAACTACAGGTGGTTCTTGTGGTTCACCATTAGCTTTGTTAGCTTTACGCTTGATGTTAGCGTAATAACCGTTTTCTCCTGACTTCATTTTAACACCAGCAGATTCCAGCTGAGCTTTAGTTGCTTCGTTATCTGTAACTACTTGTACATCCCATTGGAGTGTACCAAAAGGAGAATGTTTATCAACCAGTTTACCCCAGTTAAATGTTACGTCACGTACTACGATTACTTGATTAGCCATTATATATGTTCCTTATGTTAATGGATTGTAATTATATCAGAGTATAGCTCTACTATTATCTGGCTGATTACTTCTGATATATTTCTTTCGTTAACCTCATGGTTAACATTTAAGTCAAACAAATCTGTCGATATCAGAGTTGTTTTATCGTCTAATACCTCCCATATTACTGGGAAGTCTTTATAGTAATACAGAGAGAATAACTCAAGATTCATCTTTGATTACTTTAACAAGGTAACTAGCATACCACTCGATCTTACGAGCATCTTGTAGCTTGTCATCTTTCTTACCGATACGGATAGCATACTTGAGTATCTGACCGAGTAAGTGTGATTCCACACCGTTATGGTGGGATAGAATATAAGTCATGAGGTCCATATATTCTAAGCCATCAGGGTAAGAGCCTGAAGGAATTACTTTATAATGAGCAGGATTAATTATCTGATCTTGCTCATCGTTATCCATGTTAGTAAACTCGCCGTGGAATACGGGGTCTTTTTGTTTATCCTTAAACTCTTTGATATTTTCTTTATCAAAGTCTGACAGCTCATCAAGCAAAAACTTAGTTTCAAAGCTTGTCTTCGCTTGCTTAAGTTGCTCTAGTATTTTATCACGAGTCATATCTTATCCTTACTTTAGAATTAAAAATAGCGGTCCCTTTTAATAATGGACTATAGATTTAATTGTTTCATCATGTCTATCTTTTGACGTCGACGCATTGTCCTTTCTGCCCATTCTTCGTCTTGACCTAACGCCATATGAGGAGAGTTATAAAGGTATCCTGTATTCGAAATTCCATTGTTAGGTATAGCAAGAACTAAATCTTTTACCTTAAACAGGGCACCAATAGCATCCCAGTTAGTATTACTATAGTAAGAGTGGTAAGAAGCTATGTTCTTTTCTTCTCGTGTACCTCTTATTTGTAGGACTTTAGTTGAATACAGCTTACAATCATTACCATCTCTTAGGAACTCACAACTAATAGTAAAGGCTCTCGCCCCCTGGTATTCAAGTATAGTAAGGCCTGTATCCCACACTTTCTTACACCAATTAAAATCTACTATTATTTCAGGAGTAAATTTAATTCCTTTATCGGTGTATCCTTTTACTTGTTTTATAAAACCTAGTTTACCTTCTCTTTCATTTGAACTTTCATATTTAAGGTTGTAAGTATCTGCATTTGCTAACACGTTGTGTAGTTTATCATTAGCATATACTACTGTGTCTTTAAGTTTAACCTCCTCTTGATTATTTTCATTATCACTAAGGACATACTCGATATACTTTTCTTTCTTAGCTAGACAGGAAATAAGGGTAGTTATACTTCTGCTTAAGTCAAACTGTAACTCTTTAAATTTACTATGAATGATAATACGATTAGGTATTTCATATTCTTTAGTAAAGCGGTATACCCTAGAATAATACTTATCCTTTTTGTTAATGAGTTTATTCAGTTCTACTTGTGTAGGAGATTCATTACAGTTATATTCAAAGGCTTTTTCTACGTTGGACAAAGCCGCTTCTTTTAGCTGCTCTAAATCATTTATTTGTAGTTGACTATTCATTACCTCAAGCAAAGATTTAAGTTCACCGTGAAGGTATGCTTGCCTATGAATAGAGGTGATCTCTGTTTCGTTAGGGTCTGCAAGGTAAGTAAGATCTTTAAACATAGTAATTCCTTTCTAGAAGTTTACAGGGATTAGTGTACCGTAAGGGTTGTTTTTGTTATGTGTTGACAACCATATTACAGGTATATTAGGTTCTTCTGGCCAATCTCCGAAGAAATCACAGTCAGAAAAACATAATAGCGTTTCAGTTTCAGGCAAGCATTCTACTACATACCTGAAACCTGGATTCATATCAGTGCCTCCTCCACCGACAAGATTTAGCTCGGAGATATTATCGTAAGGTGTAAATGAGTAGCATATTGCTACATTAGTATCTACACATATAACATTTATAGCTTCTGGTTTTAAGCTCTCGTTAATAGACTGTAATTCACTTAAGAATAACTCTCTTTCTTTTCTAGAAACAGAAGCGGAGGTATCTAACACTACAGATATAGTCCCCGGCGAATGAGATAACATACTAGGTAAGTACATATCAAACTCAGATAATAACTTGCGGT